CTTTTCGAATAAAATCCAATTTAGCTTGACCATTTAGTCCGCTTAATTCTGCCGATTCTGAACGTTTTCTTAAATCATTTAAAGCGTCAGCTAAATCTTTGGCATTTTTTTCAGCATCAGCCTTAGACTTATCGGCTCTTACTTTAGCTTCTTTTTGTAACTTATCAGCTTCTTCTTTTGCTTTATTTCTTTGCTCAGTTGCATATAATGCTTGTATTTCTAATTTCTCTTGGAAAGATTCTTTTTGCGTTTTTTTAGCTTCTTCTAATTGCTTTTTTTGTTCTTCATTTAACTTTCCTTCCGCAGCATATATTTCTTGTAAATATTTAATAGTTTCGGTTTGTCTCTGAAATACAGCATCTTGTTTTTTTAATTCTAAAGCAATTGTTTCTTTACCAGACGCTTTAGCTAATTTTATTTCAGCATCAAATTTTGCTTTAATTGCTTCTGTTTCTGACTGTGTATTTTTAATAAAATTTTCTGCTTTTTTCTCTTCTTCACTTGCCATTAATCCTAATGATTGTGCAAATTTCTCAATCTCTTTTCCAACATCAGATATTGCACGACCTAGGCCCTCAAATATAACTGTAAGCGGTTTAAATTTATCAGTAAGCAAAGCAAATGCAGCTACAATCAGTGTAATGACGGTAAGTATAACGCCTAATGGATTTGCTTTTATAGCTGTTCCAATAGTATTGATTCCTGACTTTGCAGATGTTGCAAAGCTTTTCATATTTGTCCCAAAATTAGAAAAGAAGGAAATGAAACTTGATCCTGCACTTTTAGCAACACTTCCAGCATTAGAACCAAAATCTTTTAATGATGATAATCCTGTTTTAAATGCATCTTTTGCATTCCCTTTAAATCCTGTAAAGAAACCTTTAAGGGATTCATTTGCTGAACCGTAACCTGAAACTATATTTGAAGCGCCGTCTTTAAATAAATCAACCACAGGTGAAAACCCAGCTTTAATTTGATCAATTTTTATCCCAATTTCAGAAAACTCATTTGCAACATTCGCTAATCCGTTAAACGCTTGTAGCTTCAAAAGTGTTTCTTCGAAAGCTTCTGTTTTTTCTCCTGCCAATATGGAAATAGAAGTAAATCCTTCCATTGAACTTGAAATTAAGCCAATAGAACGAATTGTTGCTTTTGATAAATTTTCGCCCAAATTACCAGTTAATGCTTTTGCTTGTTTATTCAATTCTCCAAGCTCATGTTTTAATTCACCCGCTTTTTGAAGATTATCTGTGAATTTTTGAGTGCCAGCACCAGCTTTAAAAGCTTCATTTGTTAAATCCTTAATTTCTTTTTTAATTTCTTTTATAGATTTTATTGAATGACCTATTTTATCCGCTTCTCCAGCAAAATCTTTAATTCCCTTTGCGCCTTTATTAATTTCTTTACCTAAATCGGCTAGTTCTTTTGTTGGCGAATTAAATGCTTTTTTAGTTGCAACCTCAAGACTTTCAACTTCATTCCCTAAAGTATCTACACTTTTAGAACAGGCAGTTAAACCGCTTTGAAAATTACTTACATCACTCGATAGTTTAAAACTTATTTCACTCATTGCTTTTAGGTTTACTTTGTTCTAATCTTTTATCCAACCGCTCTTTAAATACTAATAATTTTATAAAAAAAGTATTTGTATCTAATGATAATAATTCATTTTCTTCACTTATTCGTATTCGACTATTTTCGCTTTCAGTCATGGTCATTAATAATTCAGACCAATATTTATCAACTTCTAAATCATGTTGCTGAAAATAAACCGGTTTGTTTTCTTCAACTATTTCATTTCTGTTTCGATTACCTGGATCTGTTCTTGGGTAAATTTTAGCAATGTCTCTTTGAATCCTTGTATAGAATTTAGAGATAAATTGAAAAAACCCAGCATATCAAGCCCCTCCACCTGCCAATCATTTATTTTATCCATTGCCATAGCTTCATCGTAAAAGCGAGTATCTTCACCTTCTTTATTAATAACTAATGATGCCATTAATAAAGCTGGATGAACTCTTTTTTCATCTTCAATATTTGTGATGCCATTCATTATATTATGAATGATAACGGATGCATCCGAAAACTTTTGTTTATTTAAACTTTCATAAGCAACTTTTAGATTTGCAAACACTTGATTGAAATCTAATCCAAGTGTTAATCTTGGAACTAATTTTTCATATTGCTTAAACCTGGCAATTGATATTTTATCACTGATGAAATATTTATTTCCATTTGCTTCAAATGATTTTACGTTACTATCTAGTGTCTTTACTTCCATTAGTTTATGTGTTTAGAATAAATTGATTTTATAATTGTTGTTGTGAAAATCGTTAAGGCAATAAATAAAGCATGATAAATAATCGTTGAAAATTCAAGCGCCAAATAATTTTTATAATTAAAAAATAAGAATATCCAAAGCGCCATTTGACCACTCACGCATTTTTCACATCCTATGATCATCTTAAAAATTGGATGCGGACCTAAACCATGCATATAACGTTCATCGTTACCAAAAAAAGAATCTAAGCTCCTGTATAGGCTGCTGAATATTTCAGTTGGCTGTATCAATATATTTGAATAAACAAACGCTGTTACACTAATCAAAAAAGACAATAGGAAGAAGTTTGTTGTTATCATTTTTTAAAGAAGTTTTTAATTAATTTATTTACAGAATCATCTAATGATTTTTCTAATAATTCTGTTTCTGCTTTATTCGGCTGTAAAAAGTCTCCGTATTGGTCCTTTAAATAACCTCCGATATCTGAAGTTGTTTTTCCGTTTGACCTTGTTTTAGTATTCTTTGCGCCAACGGTTGTTATTACTTTTGTGCCTTCAACTAAACTTTTTACTACTCCAAAATCATTTAAGGTTGTTCCGGTAAAGCTTAATGTTACGTGGTCAGTTGGTCTGTTGTTTGCTTTTCTCCATTCATCATAAGAAATGCCTTTACCTTCTTTTTTAGCCTTTAAATAAAACGCTTCTCCTTTACTGTTAGCTGCTTTATCTTTAAAATAAAACGCTGGCAATTCATTTGTCGAATAAGTTCCTAATGATTTACCTTCGCCAATGGTACCATCATTGATTACTCTATTTTTCATCATAGCGTAAGCGTTCAATGCTATTTTTTCATTAATAGCAGGTAACTCATGAATTAATGTTTCAGAGAATTTATTTAAATTATTTGAAAACTCAGCAGGTGTCATTATGAGAATATAGCTCCTTTAATATAGTTTGGATTTGGACGGCACATTAAACAATCGTTATTGATCACTTCAGTATTTTCACATAAATAAGTAATCCAGTCTTCATATAATTTTCTGTAACGATTTCGTTTACCATATAATGCTTCTCGGTCCATCATCGTATAACGATTGATGTTAGGGCTTGATAAAATACTTTCGATTAACATTTCGCCAGCTTTAAAACGAATAGCATATGCAATTTGCATGGCCCTTCCATCACCTTCAAAATCTAAAGGGTATTCATCAGAACAAATTAAACGTGTTGAATCACATTTAAAATCAGCATCCAAAACCAATCCATTAAATTCAGTTGTGGTATAGAATTGATTCAAAGGATTAGGAGTATTTCCTTTTATGCCATTAACCATTACCCAATTTTTATAAGCAACGGCCTGTTTATTTCCACCACATCCACAATCTGCTTTATTATTTTTAGGTAAATAAGTTCCTACTAAATCATAAACAAAATAATAGATCAATTGTGTTGAACTTGAATTGCTCCATAACGGTAAAACTAATGGCGTAGATAAATTAACGTATTGCAAAGTATTTGCTGCTGACGTTACGTTATAAGTAGCAATTGGAGTGCTTAAATCTTCGTTACTATAAACACTAATTGTTATTGGAGCAGTAATATTAAATATCAATCCTAAACGCTTAACGGTCATGTAACCACCAACAATATGATTTGTTCTTACGGCTAAGCCAGCCATATTTTCAATGATATTTAAGGTTGCATTAAATGCCGGTGTTCCAATTAATCCAGAATAGTTTGTTCTTCTGGATGTATAATTCGTTCCGATACATCCTAGCAAATCTGCCTTGAATTGCTTTGTAGCATTTTCTCTTGACCTGATCATTAACTCCCAAACATTACCACTTTCGCAGTTAGAAGATTGATTTAATAAATCTAAAGTTAAACCTTCCAATTCATCTAAATAAACATCTGCTTTACCTTCATCAAAACCTACAGGCTTCGATTCATCAAAACAAGTACAAGTTGTACGAGATAGTTTTATGACATTATCTAAACAATTCATTGTTATTTGGTTTAAAAAAAGCCACCCCTAAGAAGAAGTGGCTTTTTTATTTTATTTATAATTTGATTATTAGATAATTGTAGGACAAGCTCCACAAGTAAATTTGATAACACCTGTAGCATCATCGCAAGAAGGCGCACCGTTTAATACGTCATATTCTGCAACAATTAATACATTATGTTTTTCAAAACGACCTGAACAAGTAGTAGTGATATATACATCATATTCTAAACCATTGATGTTGTTTGATTTAACAGAGAACTTTTGACGTCCATCAGAATCAATTACTGGCGCTGTTTGAGATACACCTGTAAACCATGCTTTAGAAGCAAATGCAACTGTTCCGCGGTTAATCATGAATGTTGACTTATCAGCTACTGCATCTACGTTAAATAAATCAGAGTAGAATTTGATTTGGTCAAACATTGTTTTTGCACCTGAACCATCACCGTTACCAGCATTCATTTGAGCATTCCAATAATGATCAAATAAATTCGAACCATCTAATAAGAATGGATTTGAGAATTTATTTAAGATTGCAGTTTTCTTAAAGTAGCCCATAATGCTTGGAGACCAATAAGAAGGATTAACAAATGTTTCAACCCATGTTCCAGTCGCATCAGAACAACCTATTCCTGATTGGTTAGCATTTGCTTGAACAAATGAATCCAATGAAGCTACTGCTACTTGAGCAATTTTTTCATCTAATGCTTTTAAGTGCTTCAATAAAGTATCAGCAAATACTTCAGGGATCATTAAAGTATTACTTACATACAAAGCTTCATCTAATTCAAAAGAAGAAGTTGCATACTTTGTAATTTCAAATTCTTTAGCTGCTGAATTTGGAGCAGTTCCTGAAATCGTACAGAAGTTTGGAGCAGTAGTTCCCGGAGTTACACCACACACATCATTCCAATAGATTTTAGCTTTACGCGTTTTTTTATCCGATACATCAGATAAAATTTCTAAACGAGCTGTTGTGTTTTCGATAATTGCATTAGCTGCTACTGCGTTTGCTTGGTAGTCTGCTTTTCTTTGAGAGTCAGCCCACATTAATTCTTGTTTAACTAATGCTGTTGTAAGGACCGTTGCTGTTATTGCCATTTTAAATACGTTTAACCTCGCCAGGTTGTTTTTAAGAGTGAGTTTTTAAGTTGCTTTTTGCGTTGACTCAAAAGCTTCCATAATCCCCTGTTTTTCTTCTAATGTTTTAGCTTCACTAATCATTTTTGAATATTCAACAGCGTCTTTAGGGGCTGGGCCAGTATATTTTTTATTCCCACCATTACTACCAGCATCATTCTTATTTCCTGTTCCGGTTCTTGGTTCGCCTTCTTGAAAATCCCATAATTCACTAGCTCTTTGTTTAATGATTTCTTTAAAATCTATCATATTGCTATGAACATCTTCTAAAATTTTACCATCTTTAGCTACTAATATCTTACCGTCTTTTATTTCAAAGTCATATTCAGAACCTAACTCTCTTAAAAATCGTTCTCTTTGAATATCCGCCTTTAATTTACCTTCAGTTGTTTTTCCTTCTGGTAAAATTGGTTTCAATAAATTAAGAACTTCGTTAGCTTGTTCAGCAATGGTTTTAAACGTAGATTCTTTTTGAATCTTTGTTTGCAATTCATTGAACTTATCTGATTCTGCTTTAATTGCTAATTCTTTATCTTTCGTTAAACGATCAATTGTGTTTAAATAAAGCGATGAACGTTTAATTTGCTCATCATCTAATTCAACGCCTTGGCCTTTTAATTTTTCAGCAACGGCAAATTCTATTAATTCAACGCCTTGTTTTTCAGAAGTAATACCAAACTTTTCTTTTAGCTCTGTTTCAAACTTTGTGATTGATTCAGCTTTGGCTTTGCTATAACCTTTATCGTGGGCCTTTGTTTCGGCTTCTTTAAAGTTTGCAACTCTTACAACTGATTTATCAAACAATGTTTTTAAAGCATCTGGTTTGATGTCTCCTGTTTCATCCTCTTTAATGTCAAACAGAACTGAGGCAATTTCTGATTGTTGAACTCCTAACGTTGTTACGACTAGGTCGCTCACAAATTTAATTTCATCTTTTGTCATAATTCATATGGCTTACCCATCAGCATTAATCATGTAGCTTACCTACCAGCGGTTAATTATTAGTAGCGTTAAAAGGATTCGAACCTTTGACCTTTTGGGTATGAACCAAATGAGCTGACCCCTGCTCTATAACGCAATATTTTATTTTTAACAGGTTTTATTCCGATGCAATAGATACCGATTATATACTTTGTTTTTAAGCACTCCCATTTTATAAACAGAAACAACAAATGTATTTTCAGTATCAATAACTAATTGATTTGGTAAAATAAATACAGGGTTAAAATCTAAACTATAATCATAGCTAGAAACAACAAATGTATTTTCTACAGATACTGTTTTTTCAATTGTACACTTACCGTAATCAGCTTTTTTATCAGTTTGGCTAACATTGGCAGCTACACCAACATTGAACATTAATGCTATCGCAACTAACGAACCTATGAGACCTGTTTTTTTCATTTTATTTTTCTTCTGGCTTAATAGCCTTTTCTTCTTTTTTTACTGTATTTACAACAACTTGCTTTGGCTCTTCTGGAGCATCTTTAACATCTAGGATGTCATAAGCTAATTTTTGATTAGCTGAAAATTTATCGAAGTCAACTTTTTTAACTTCTAATTCTAAACCGTTTGATTTTACTTGAATTTTCATTAGATTGAGAATTGAGATTTTAATAATTCGACATCACCAGCAAGTTTTTCATTTAACAACGAAATTAAATCACCTAAACTATCAGTAGCTTTGTAACTGATTTCGTTTGAATCAAAATAATCCTTGATGTTTCCTTTAGTTAAATGCTCTTTAGCTAATTCGTTAAACGGATTAATTTCATTAGCGTTCTCAGCAGTTTGTGCGGATTGTTCAGCTTCTTTATTAGCTAAATTTTCTACAACTTGTACTGTTGGCTTTTCTTTTTGACCAGTCTCAGGAGTTTTGATTGCTTTGTTCTCAGCAGTTTGTGCGGATTGTTCAACCCAACCATTTTTATTTTCTCCTAACAAATCCCATGCTAATTGACTAAAGGGCTTAGTTATTTTATTTTTTATAGCAATAATCATTGTTTAAATAATTTTTATCAAAACTATTTAATATTAAAATGAATAGTGAGGACAAATTGTCCTTATTTAAAGTTTATAGGCTATTCCTGTCTTTAAATGCCTTATTCTTTTCAACTGCTTTAGCGTTATTATCAGGCTTTAATACCTTGGCAATATCTTGGGTAATCCAATCGGGTGTATGCCTGCAACCATAACCACCCATATTAATTAACGGTTCGTAATCATTAATATTTTCGCCATACATTGATGTTATGAATGTGCTATCCTTCCATTTAGTAGCTTCAGCTCTTGTAAATATTTTACCGTTTTTATTAACACAAAAACTTCGAGAGGACGTTAATAATCCACCGCCATAAAAGAATGATTGAAGTTCTAATTCGTTAGCGTATACAAGCGAATTACTTCTATCAATACTCGTAAGTATATCCTGTGAAACAGTTCTATAATGACTCTCTAAAAGTCCTGTATTGTTTTTACTTCCAATGATAAAGTCTTTTAATTTATTCTGCATTAAATTAATATCCGGGTTACCAGATAAAATAATTTTTACTTCTTTGATAAATTTCTTTTGTGCTTGCTGGTCTCCTAATACTTTATCAGTAAATCCATTCTGTTTTAGTTTACCGTTTTCATCAATGCCTAATTGTTTATCGACTAATGCTTTTGTTTTATTATGGATTTCATCAAGTTTATTGCTATCCAATAACGTTGCAAAATACATTTGATTTAAATCGGTTAAAGACTTTGAAGCGTTTATTGTTTGCTTCATGATGTCAATAAAATTGGCACTATAAAACTTCTTGAATTTAGTTTGAAGTTTATTGATATTAATTTCTTTGCCATCAATTTTATTGGAAGCTTCTTTGATAAAGTCGCTCAATAACGTATCGTATAAATTAGATTGCTGATTTACTAACGCGCTATTAATTCCATCTTCTTTTTTAGAGATGAAATCTGTTTTTATTTTTGAAACTTCTTTATAGGTTGGCATCGATTAATTTTTAATAATTTTTTAATACGTATTATTTGAATGGATGGTTAACCATATTCCCAAATAACTATTAATGGTGTAAATAGTTCTTTTACAAATGAAATTGATATACGCAAAACAACTTCAAATGTATCGAGAACTATAATGTATATAAGGCTCACGTAAAGCCACCAAATATTAAATATTAGTTTCATTTATAATTCATAAATACTTCATGAAACTTATCAAATGTGCATTCAATTACATAGCCATCTGTTCCTTTAATCTCAACTAATGTTTGCATTAGTTTTTCTTCACGCCCTCTAGTATATGAAGGTCGATATGAAGTTACTTGTAATGGATCAAAACAAATGGGAACTAATGTTTCATCAACATTTTTTAATCCCATTTCTTCAGCATTCGCATCGAATACTTCAATTTGAGATTTAAACATTATTCTACCTTGTTTATTTTTAATTACTTCAATCATATTTTTATGTTAATGTTGCTACTTTATTTATCGCTTGTTCTCCACTAATACTTGGTGTTCCTAATTGTTTTCTAGCTTCATCTTCCGTAATTCCAAATCTATCACTCACTAATGCAATTGCAGCATCTAAGTCATATAAACCACTTGCAACGGCTTTAGCAATCTCAATCATTCCGGTTAAACCACCGACTGATTGACTTAAGCCGTTACCCCCCCCCTCAATATTAGAAGGGTTAAATGCAATAGCTCTATCATTCGCCATTGAACTATCTAATTCATCAATAATTACTTGAACTTTAGCTTTAATTAAATCAAGCTGCTTACTCTTTTCAATCATATAAAAATTAACCTCTCCAACTGAATTTTCAGAATCCAACTCATCAAAAATATTATCAAAATTAGCGTACAATATTTTATTGAACTTAGAAGTCAAATCATTTGTGATGATGTTATTGATTTCATTTTCTGTTTTACCATTAAACGGAAAGAATTTATTTTTAACATCAATTTTCAATAACTCATTTGGTTTATCGATGTAAAGCTTTTGCGCTAAATCTTTATTGATTTCATTCTTAATGTATGAAGGTGCGCCAGAATTATTCGCTTTATTTAAATCTTCTAACAACATCGTTACCGATTTCATTTTAAAATCTTTTGGAAACTTATGTTGAATGGTAATCCCTTTATCTAAATCACGATAAGAAGCAATCACATGCATGATATGTTTCCACATGGCGGACCAACTATCTGCAAAAGGTTTTAACGTATCATAAACGCTATCTAGATCAATTGTTTTTTCGGTAGCAGTTGCAACGGTTTGATTTGAATTATATAAATCAGAATTATAAACAGCCTTAACCGCCAATTCTGTTAACTCGTATAAACCTAACTTCTTTTGAAATTCCAACAAATCCATTTTAGGACCTTTGTAAGCAATATAGTTTTCTAATGAAACGATATCTTTAGGATCCCTTGGTAATTTAACGCGAATAATATCAGCGCTTGATGTGTGAGTTTTCCAACCAGTCCCTTTACAAACTGAGCACATACCACCGTCTGCTGTCTTACCAGTATTACACGTACTATGTTTAGTAATATCGCCAGGACATACCTCATCGTATTGAATTTTTTGTTGAAACACATGTAAGCAATTAGTCAAATCAAATTCACTTACTGTTTTGATACTTTTCTTAAAGTAAGGATGCGCAGGATGAATGATAGGCACACACGTGCGTCCTCTAGTTGTTAAATCTTTTTTAGTCCCAACACGTCGAGCTGGTATTCTGCCTGCCTTATGTTGTGTAGTTGTTAAGATGTAAGCTTCAATAATTTTCCCATTATTATCTTTAACGGTAAATAATTCTTGGTTACTTTCTAAAATATAACCCGAAATTTCTTCAACTAAAATCTGTTCTGCAGTAATCGCTTCATTTTCTAAATATAACGTGTGGCGACCGTTGAATACAATTAAGAATTGTAACTCATTATTAACATATTTATAATTAATTGCCTCTTTACTATTTACTTCAAATGGGTAAGGCTCAACCTTAGTTGTTTTATCTATTGGATTTACTTCGCCATCAAATTCAACAACAATAAAACTATTTGGATCGGTTCCATCTAACTCAACCATTCGATTAGTCAAATAATGTTCAACTGATTCATCACCGTAGAAATCACTCGCCACAGCAACTAATTCATTCTTTTTTTCATCTGCCTTTTCAGAGTTATCCCAACTAATTGTAACATCGGCATGGCTTCTACCTATTTTAAACATTGGCGTAAGAATACGATTTGCCATATCAGACGTAATCGCTTGAGTTAATTCTTTTCGTTGAGTAAACTGTTCAATACTTTCTCTTGGATTGAATTGTTTTAATAGACTTCCAATATCTTCACCGCTGACATACTTTGTGTATTCATCAGCAATTTTAACTACTCTATCATAATCAACATGAGTTATTTTATTCTTAATGGTGTCTTTAAGAACTTCTTGTCCTTGTTCTAATGTGTATGGCATGGCTATTTATTTAATAATGTGTGAATTTCAAATGCGTCGTTAACTGATTCTTGATAGTTCGTATGGTCTGTTTTCCAATATTTACGCCCTAGTTTTTCATACATGTCGAATATATTAGGATGAACATAATGAGTGGATGAATACCATTGATACCATCCATTCTCTTCTAATATTTTAATTTTATCTTCTTTAAGCATGGCGTTTATAAATTAAAATATTGTTCAAATGCACTTGTAAATACGTATTCTACTTCATCGGATGTATGGCCATACTTCTCATAAGTATTTCCGTTATCATCCTTTACTTTCTTTTTGTGTTTCCCTCCATCGGGAGCTTCTTGTAAGAATTCACAATCCATAATAAAGTTCTTGCACTTTGGTGAAATTGTAAAGTCAATAGGTAACGAACCATAAAATATACGATTCATAAATTCTTTACGAGCCACAACAGATTGATTGACAATTACCCGATTAGATGTACTATTTAAAAAAGGTTTTAGTTTACGATCAATGATATCATAATCATGTTCATTCGAATTAGTGCGTCGATTGTTTCCAGAATAATCACCATAATAAAATAAACCACTCTTTAATAAATGGCCATATACATTAATAATTTCATTACATAAATCTTCGGTAACATTATTTGGTGGCTTTAAACAGACTTCATCAAACTTATGAATGTGCCAACGCTGAACATCTTTTTTAAACCAAATCTTATATAAACCACTTGTGATATACGGAACCCTGTTAAAGTCAAATCCAACATGAACAGGAATATTTTCAGGCATGTCAACTTCTACCACATGCTTCATACGGTCAAATCTCGAATAGTATTCATTGCCAGCCTTGGCCAATGGAGAACCATAAACAAGCATATTAATTCGATGCTCATTATGTTTGTTAGGATCAATTAATTTAGTTTCAATGTAACCGATTGGCAAATTATGTTCATTGTGATAAGTTGATGAAATAACGACAAACTTATCGCCAATTCTTTTACGGAAATAACTATCCTTTTCAAAAATCTTTTCACTAATCTCTTCAAAGTATTTAGGAAAATCAAACCATTCACTAATCCAATCAGTTTTAGAAGGTGAAGTAAAAATGCTTAACGGATTATAACCAACAACACCTTCACTTTCAATTGTGGTAATTTTTCCACGTTTATCTAGCCATAAACCACGTTGACGTAAACGAGCCAATATAACTTCTTTTACTGCAACCTCTGGTGTATCTTTTGTTTCATCCAAATGAGCGTGTGCAATCTCAATACCATCAATCGCTTTATAATTTTCTAATGAAGCAGTGAATATTAATTTACCATTTGAAAAGCTAATCGTATTATCATAAGAATTCAAACGCTCGCCAATGATTTTAAAATTAGAAGGTGGAATAATATTAACAACATAATGAACATCACGCACAATGCCAACGGAGGCCCAAAATCTAAATACACCCACTAAGGTTGACTTACTTAATTGTGAATAGGTATTAGCACCAATGAAGCCACGAACATGCGGGTAATTAATGGCAAGGATTAAATTATCAACGCCCATGATATGCGTTTTACCACTACCAACACCGGCATGAAATAGTTTGATTTGCGCAGTTGATTCCAATAGTTCGATTTGAGGATTAGAAAACTCTAACTCAACAATCTTACTTTGAATATCTTTTTTACTACTCATTGGTAGCGTCAATAACATAAGCAACGCCAAGCTGCTTATGTATTTTATGAACTGCATTTTTAACATTTAATGAGGATATATAAAAACAATTTTCTTTGATGATCACTTCTTTTTTTAAATCTGGTCCAGCATCTTGATTAAACCTTAATACATGATTCTTTCGTTCAAACGTTGCTTTTCTTAATTTAAAGTTTGTTTTATCAAATTCGTATAGCGTATGGCCTTCATGCGGAATGATTGAACCAAGTAAGCTTTTTATTTTCTTAGCTTGAACCTGGTTAACAATTTCGATTGTATCTGAATTATGTTGTTGCGTTTCTTTCATGATTAATTATCTTCGTCATTAAAAATATTTTTGATAGAATAAAAAACAGCAACATTTAAACAGATAACCGTTAATACTAAAATTGCTGAAGCGATATAAATAATGATCATCGTTTAGAAGCTATTCCAAAACCAACATACAAGCATTACAATTGCTTTAGTTGGGACGGTTAATACTAATACGGCAAATGCTACGGCAAAATAAACGCCTGATATTTGACCTAATAATTTTCCAGCAGTTTCACTCCATTTTTGATTACTCATGTTTTTGTTTTTTAATTATTAATATTTTTAATAAAAGAAGCTAATGTCTGTAGCGTCGAACTACCCCTCTGTTTAGATACAGGATAAATCAATAACCTAGTCTTATAGCGACCAACAAACAGCGGAAACCTACCCCTTTCCTATCGCATTAGCTTCTTTATATTTTTTACTTAGTTCACTCAATTGATTTAAAACCGTTTCCCATTGACCTTTACCATTTACAAATACTGATTGGCCAGTTGTAACAGAAGTATAAAAACCGCACTTCAATTGAAACTTATAATCATCCGTAATCCATTTACCAGCATCTAATCCAGCAGCACAATAAGTAGCTTCTGGAAACAATTCAGTTACCATTTTATTTAAACTTCTACTCATTACTTGTCTCTTGATTTAATAACGAATGTGATATTTTCTAAACCTTCTGTAAATGTGTGAGCTGTTTCAATCTTATCTTTGAAATGTTCAGGCATCTTATTTTTTAAATAAAATATTCCAGCACTTGCATTCGCTGGCACATGCTTTTTAATTTCTTTCGTGATAGTCAGTTTATATTCTCCACTTTCTTTATCACGTCTCAACTCTTTCTCTTGCTCTGTAAACGAGTAACCACAGGCTAAATTCTTAAATGATTTAAGGACTTCAAGATTAGATTCTCCTGTATAAAACTTTATAGCATCAGAAAAATCAGAACATCTTTTAATTATTTGATAAAATGTTTCGTGTGAAATACCTAA